CTGTACCATCGCTATTTACTGTTAGAGTATCACACACATTTCCTATACCTCTTAATGTGCATTGAATATTAATACTTTGACTATCACTATCATTTGTAACAGTAATTTTAGGATTGTTAATATCCTTAATAGCAACGGGACTTGTTGGTGTAGGTATTGCACTTTGAGTTGATTTACCGTACAAAGTTAACCCAACAATGTTACAATCACTACTGTCATTAAGCACAATGCTAGTTGACTTATCTGTTGTGACTTTAATAGCGTTTTGTAAAACATCTGCTTTAAGTTGTACAATGTCTGTAGCGTTCTGCTTTACTGCTGTATCGTTGCTTGTCTTGTATGCATTAAAGTCTGTATTATCAACTTTATCTACTTTCAATACAACAATATCAGCTTTGTTCTGTGCAATGTCTGCACGTGGTTGTTCTGACTTTGTTTCAACAAAATCCCACACACCTTTTACGCTAGGATAAGTAGTTGTGCTAGGGTGTGTAATCACATCAACCTTATTAGATAGGCTTTCCTTGCCATTTACATTCGTATTAGTTGTTGCAATTTCTCGTTGTGCTGTTTCTTTGACAATCTGTAAATTGTCAGCAACCTGACTAATATTAGCGTTTAAAGTTTGTACATCTGTTTTGTGCTGAGCTTCAATACTTGTTGCTCTGTTCTCCCAATCAGACTTATCTGCATTTACTTGTTTCTTCAGCGACTTAATAGCACTTGCAAGAAGTTCATTCACACTGAGAAAATTATCATCATTTGAGTAAACAATACTAACACCGTCAGGTACTGCACCACTTACAATTTCAACATTGCCAACTGTGTTATCAATATAAATAGTCTTTAGTGAGGTACAATTACTAAAAGTACCATTATTAATTTTTGCAACATTATCTGCAACAAATACTGTTACAATATCTGTCTGACTTGTCGCAAAACTACCTGCACCTAATGCTTCTGTTGATGTTGTGTTCTTTAGCACACCATCAGAAGTAAAGGTTGCAGAAAAATTAAACCTAGTACCTTGTATAGCTTTAGCTATATTCTCGTCCATTTGGTTCAAATTTTCTGCATTGATTGGTGTTTGTTTACTGGGACTATTCTCCCAATTAATTAAGTTGTAGCCCATTGTTTATCATCATCTCCTTGATATTCTGAACTTTCTGTACTTACTTGGACTGTAATGCCAACTGTTCCGGATAAGGTTCTGTTAAAAATTGTACTTGTAATTATTGGAGTGTCCTCTACTCCTGTATTTAACTGTATAGTATCACCAGGTTCTAGCCACCAACGGTCAAACAGGTTAACGCTAAAAGGTCGGTATTCATAGAACATCCATCCACCATAAACAGCACCTGAGGGTCTTATAAATTTACTAACAAGAGTTTTCTCTGTATTACAAGAGATAAATTTGTTATCACCGTCATAATAATTTTGCTTACCTGATGTGGCTACTATATTTTCTGTGTAGGTCTTGTCCTTGCTGTACTTAAATCTTGCTTTAGTTATCTTAGCAACTGTGTAATCTTCAAAATTCAAGTCTGAATAATAGCCAACAGTATAAACATCTGTTACATCATTTTCCTGTGGTAATTTCTTAAACTTAATACTTCCTTCCCCATCACAAAAAGCAAACTTTGCAGAACACTCACACAAATCTTGAAGTAAATTAAGTACTGTTAATTTACCGTTATAAACTTCTTTTACAATGGTAGCTGATAAAGAAAGTTTTTTATCATCTTCACTATCATAAAAGTTACTGTCAACAATAAGACCTTTTTCTTCGCACATATCAATTACACATTCTTTTAAAACTTTAATTGTTGCATTTGGAGAGTAAGTTGCAAAACCAAAGAACCAAGTGTAAATATTAATTTTACCGGCTAGATAAAAGTTATCATAAGCAGTAACTTCTTTAATAGTTTTATTCTGTTGTCTTTTTGCACTATCAATAGTTCCGGTAAAGATACAAGCTGACTTATCTACCACTTTACAAGGATAAAGTTCACCGGATGGGTACAAGTCCTTAGACGGATAAACATTATCCAAATAACTTTGCTTTATGTACACTTTGATTTCTCTACCTACTAATTGCTCCTTAAAATTAATAGTGCTAAAAGTAAGTTGTGACGATATACACCCACCAAAACGGAGTGTGCTATCGTCACAAATAGAATTAGTTAATTCAAGGCTATCAAATACAATATTTTCATTTGGTAAAATGCTTTTTGTATCGGTAAAGACAATCTGAATATTTCTTGATATTGTATTTTCAAGAAGTTTCTTCTTAATTTCAAGGTCCTCAGCTTTATTCTTGCTAAACATATACATACTACATCACCTCAGTATTCAATCAATTCAAATGTAATAGGGTTGTACTGTATGTCATTTGATGATGCATCCATTACTGAAAATTCCACATCAGGAATATAGAAATAACCTTCCTTGTATTTGTTTTCTTCATCATTCCAATATTCAACCTTACACTTTCTCTGTGTAGAATTTACAATACCTTTATTGATGATATTCTGTATCTTAATCTTGTCATCAAGAAAAAGAATATGAGTGGAAAAAGTAATATTAGTTTTGTGGTTTGATAAAGTTTTTCTTTGCAAGTCACCGTTATTATCTCTTTCAGCAGATACTTCCATTCTTTGGTTTGGCGTAATGGAATACTCAGCAATACACTTATTAGGAAATATGTTTTTATTAAATGCAATTAGATAACCTTTATAGTTCGCCATATATAACCACCTACCTTATACAAATGCCGACTTACCGTTATGCCTTTTCTTGTACATTTCATTCTGCTTAACAATCTCTTTGAAAATGTCGCTACCGTTGATTTTTGCAACAAATTCATATGTATTTCCACCTTTATTTCTAAAGATAATAAACATTTCATACATTCTCTTTAGATACAGTAAAATCTGTGAAAGTATCTCTGTGTCCCCATTGTCTGAACTTTCCTGAATCATACCTTTAAGTTTATTAAGAGGTGAAACTACTTCAGGGTTACCGGAGGATGCACCCATATTGTCACCTACTACTGCTAAGGTTGGAGCTTTTACAAGACCACCTTTTGCAAGATGAGGAATTTGTGGAATATCAAAACCAAACTTCTTACCACCGATACCCGGAACCCACTTAGGTACATCAAAACTAATTTTATTAACACCTTTGATAAGTGTATTAAGACCGTCAATTAGGAAGTTGATAGGTGCTTTAATAAATTTAAGAATTCCATTAAACAAATTCTTGAACCATTTACCGACACCGGTAAATGCTTTTTTAATAGCGTTCCAGGCACCTTTGAAAATGTTTCCAAACCAGTCAGCAACGCTTGTAAACGGTGCTTTAATTCTGTTCCACATTCTGCGCATTGTTTTTGAAACGGTCTTACTCTCTGAATTAACACCTATATTAAAACCTTGTACAGTCCAAATACCTCTCTTCTTCATTTCTTTAGATGGAGAATGAATATCCATAGCCCTATCAAAAGTAGTCAAATACTTTTCAGCCAAGCCATTACTATTTTTAGTCATTACACTTTTATAAGTGTTGCAACCTTTTTCCATACCTAAAACTAGGTTTTCACCTGACTTTTCAGCCTCTTTCTTTAACTGTGCAATAGATTTCTTTGTATTCTTACTAATATCTTGCATATTAATAAGTCCGGAGTTATAAGCTAACATTACTGAGGCAGAATCAGAATAGTCACCATTTAATACTGTTTGTATTTTTGATAATTCATCTGTTTCAATAGCCAGTGCATTATAAGAGCCTAATGCATCATTATATGCCTTTTTTGCTTTATCAAGATTTGATTTTAAACTTTCGTAATTATACTGTTTCTTAATTGCAGTAATTTGAGCATTAATTTCTGATGCTTCTAAACCACTGGTACTACGCTTATCTCTCTTCTTTATTAGTGCTTGAATTTTGTTATCAACTTTTTCAAATTCTTTAAGCTTAGCATCATAATCACTTTGTGCCTTACTTAATTCTGTATTACTACTGATTAATTGTGAATAATTGGATGAAACCATATCAGCCATAGCTGATTGTTTAGCTAGTTCTTGGTATTTATCTATAGTTTTATTAAGCTGTTTTCTAATAGTTTCTTGATTACCCTTTAGCTTAATAGTTCCGTCACCACTAGTAGTAACATACTTCTTCCATGTACTACTAAAACCATCTATATTTTTATTAAAATAAGAGACAATTGTATTTAACTGACTCATTTCTTTTGGACTTAGTTTTGCATGAGAAAGAAGTTTATCCAATTTCTTTTGATAATCGTCAATAACAGTGTTATTAGAATATAAGTCACTCATATTACTAAGGCTTTCAGATAAGGTTTCTGTCAATTTATCCTTTGTTTCTTTTAAGTTATCAACAATCTTATTAATCTCTTGTTCAAACTGATAAGCCTCGCTTGTACTCCATTTTAACTGATTATAAGTTGTTACAGCAGTGATAATACCACCAATAACACTTGCAGCAATTAGTACAGGATGTGCTGAGAAAACTCCACTTATTGTTGTACCAAAAGTTTTTATAGCATTCATAACTGTTGTAACACCTTTAGCTATGGTATTACCAGTCTTAAACATCAATACTGCTGAACCAATAGCAGTAATACCGGAAGCAACGCCTAAGAGCAATGATTTTGGAATTTTGCTTACAACACTACTTACAAATTCAAGTGCTTCACCTAAGGCATCTACTAACTTAGGTACTGCTTTTTCAATAGTCCATTTAGCAAAAGGTAATAGTACCCCTTTATAAGCACCTTTTAATTTTTCACCAACTGCTTTTAGCAATTTTCTAAAAGCCCTTGTAAGACCTTCAACTGATGACATAACAGGATATAGGTCAAGGCTTTCTAACCAATCAAGATGTATCTGTGACATATCGGCAAGCCAACCGGTTATATCCTCAACTATACCTAAAATATCTTTCCAAATCTTTTTTCCAAGATTATTTTTATTCCAAGCCTTTATTACTTTTTCTCTTAATGTTGTAACTGCATTGTTGCAGTTTCGTATAGTCTTAAGTATATTAGTCCAAATTCTGACACCAACACCTTCATTCCATACTTCTCCAAAGTCCTTAGCAATGACATCTATAAGTTCTATAAGGCTATTAAATCTATCAAGAATTGACTGTACAACTTGATTTCCTAAATTTCCTTTTTCCCACGCTTTTGTAAAGGCATCAGCGATAAATCCTATATTATCAATGCAGTGCTTAAGTAATTTACGAATGTTAGAAAGTATTTTTTCTCCTGTTCCATTTTTCCATACATTAACCCAAGACTTGCCTATTGCAATAAGTGCTGACTTTATTTTCCCAAGTGTATTTTTAATACTATTAATTACACTTTTCCACTTATTCAACACTCGGTCTATGGCTTTATTTGCAGTATTATTATTATTTATATTTTTAGGTAAATTTGAGGAATTTGAAGTAGATGGATTACTTGATGTTGTTGTACTTGTACTAGTCTTTGTAAGCACATTTAGCTTATCAAAATTTGCAAGACTTCTTTCTGCCTTTTTCTTTGCTTTGGCATTGTTATTAATAGCTTTTGTGTTATTATCAACAGAAGCAGTTGCATCATCTGCACCGGTTGACAGATTGTTCATACCGGCTGATGATTGTTCACTATTAGAATCGCCAAAAATCTTCTTAGTAAGGTTTTCAAACCCACTAGCTACTTGTGATAGCTTTGTAACTATTTTTGTAAGAAAACCAAGCATAGGAGAAAATACATTATTTAACCCTCTGCCTAAAGTTTCTTGCATATCTCCAAAGCTATTTTTTAGTTGCTGAATTCTACCTGCAGGTGTATTTGCCAGAGCCTTATTCATATTACCTACATTATCAGTAATAACCTGAGAAAGCATTGCCGCTCTTTGTTCTTCATTGCCATACTTTAAAACCTGTGCTTGTGCATCAGAAAATGTAATACCTACACGAGTAAGTGCAGAAGTTTGACCTTGCATTACTTTACCCATAAGATTGCCGATATTAACCATACTCTCAGATGTTACATTAACCCCATTTTGTTGTACTGCAAGATTATTCATTGCCGGCATTAGCTTTTTTAGTGCATCATCAGTTTTAAGGAAAGTTGACAACTGTTGTGCACCGGCAAGTTGAACTTCGTCCCCTACAACACCTGTTTCTTGTAAAGCTGATGCATAGTTTTTCACACTTGATATTGCTTTGTTACTTGCACTCATTCTCTGTCGCATAACTGTAGTTAGCTTTGTTTCAGCCTCTGTTTGAATATTTGCAGCAGATACACATTCTTTACTGAATCTAGTTATCATAGCAACACTAAAAGCAGTACCTACTACCTTTGCAATTTTGCTAAAAGAATTTGAAATCTTTGAACCTGCATTATTAGCTTGTGATTGAACACCACTTAATGATTTAGCAATTTTACTACCGGCATTATTAGCTTGTGTTTGGATGTTATTAAGTGACTTTTTAAAACTGGTGCTATTAAGTATTAAATCAATTCCAATTTGTCCTGCTGTTGTCATTAACACACCTCCTTCCTAAAAATGGGTATAAAAATAGCGTACACCACTTGATGTACGCATAAGAAAAGCCACTCTATTACAGAGTGGCTAATTTGTTTATTATATCATTTACGGTTTCCAATGACACTTCTTACATTCCGGGTCATTACTATATGTATTCATTGTATGGCAATTTGGACATTCCCATTTGTCATTCTTAGGCTTAGGAGTACCACAACCACAAGAACCAACATAGTTCTGATTGATTTTGCCACAGTTAGGACACTTCCACTCATTGTGGGATGGTGTTCTATTTTCGTTAAAATCTTTTTTAAGTATCTTAACCTTTTCACTTTTTGCTCTTTCCATAGCTTTCAAATCTTCCAAATGCTCCAAGATTGTACCAATGCCATAGAAAATAAGCACAAATAAAGCAGTTTCAATCCAAGTATAAATCATTGTAAAGAAACTAAAACCATCCAGTGCCTGATTACCAGTAACAATACCACCGATAATACCTAGAATAGCAAAAACAATTGCTACGGTTTTAAATACACTACTTTTCATTACCAAATTCTCCTTTTGTATTAATTCTACTACATTATACAACATAATGTGGTAAAAATCAACACTAAATTATGACATTTGAATAAAAACATTTTTCATATCATTAAGGAATTGTGTAGTTTCATCTAGTGTTTTAGAGTTAGCAAGTGTGGCATATCTCTTTCTTCGGTATTCATTCCTTATACGCATTTGTGCCGGAGTGAAGTTTGATAGCATCTCTTCATCATCTTCTATCCTGATTTGTACAAGTCTTGCAAGGCTTGTATTGGGACCTAAACCGGATAATAAAGAAACAAACTCACTCCATGGCATTGTCCTAAATTCTTCTGAACGGATAGAGACCCCATATTCAGACCTAAAGGATGAAATTATTGTGTCAAAATCATCTATTAGGTCATATCCGGGGTCACTGTTTCCCCCTCATTATCTTCTACAGTACCTGCAACAAGCTCAACTGCTGACATAATGACCTGAGAGAAATCTTCAAGGTTAAGGTTCATTTTTTCAATTACTTTTCTGTCTTTCTCATTAAATAGAAGTTCAAAGAAATCATAAAGTTTACTTGGGGTTAAATCTTCAAGACTAGGTAAAATCTTTAGCATTGTTACTGCACTGTCATTTACTTCAAAAGTCTTGTCCTTAATCTTAATCTTTGGCTTTTCGTCAAAGTTAAGTTTTTCTGTAATATCAATAATTCTACTCATTTTTGTCACTCCTTATGCTGCCGGTGTTACTTTAGGCTTACCGTTTGACATAACTTCAAATTCAAGTGGTGCTACATCACCTGCTTCGCCACTACCGTTTGATGTTACATTGATAACTGCATTTGTAAATTCAACTGATGTGCCGTCAGGGAAAGTCCACTTGAAGTCTGTGTATAAATCTCTGCCATTTTTCATAGCCAAACCTGCAATATAATCGTTGCCCGGATCACCAACAGTACGCTTACCACTGGCAGTAATTGTAATACCCTTAGTAGTAGCTAATCTACTTGTCCAACCCTGCTGGTCAAAAGAATTCCAATCCTGAACACCATTATCAAATGCCACACTAAAACTTGTCATATTGGTAATATCGACATATGTACCTGATGAACCGGTTGTCTTTACTTGAAACTGATTTTCATAACAAGGATAAACACCTGTTACTTTTGCCATAATTAATCTTCCTTTCTTTCAAAAAATATTTTCATCTCAATAACTCTTTCGTACACCTCATTATCAGTACCCACATCTATTGGTTCAGGTGTCAGTAGCTGAATCAGATACACTTTAGAATTATTTATTGTAACATTCTTAATTGTGCGAAGTTTATTATACAGAGTTCTTGCACAAACCTCTGTTTCATTTGCATTATTATTCCAATGAATAAGCAATGATACTGCAATAACATCATAAGATAGTTCTGTGCCAACACCACGAAGAGGCTCACCACTGGTTTTTAGGGTGTATACACCAACAGATTTATCTTGCTTATTGTCAAGTCTGCCTATGTAAAAATGTTCTGCATTTATAATTGTTTTCAAGAAATCTCTTACATTTGCTAAAGTCATCATAAGCCTGTAAGCCTCCTATAAATCTTTTCAAAAGCTTCATTACAGAAGTTTTCCCTTGAACCACCCTTTAACCAGGGGTCAAACCACTTACCACCGGCATTTTTATTGTTGGTTTTCTGAAAGTTAAATTCCGGATGATAATAAAGTCTTCTTGCATATGGAGTGCTTGAACTTATTGTAGTTTTCCCCTGTGCTGAATGTGAGTAGTCAACAAATGTTGACTCATTTTGAAGGTTCCCTGTATCAAAGGGCATTACCTGTGCATTTTTTACTTCTGTCAAAAGTGCATCAGTAGTTTGTTCTAAAGCAGTTACAGTAGCTTTATCAAATTGCCTTATAACATTCATATTAAGTTTAACCTTAGAATTAACATTAATCACTACATCACATCCAATTCAACATAGTTTACTGTACCGTCAGGGTTTCTTCCTTTTGTACACTTAACAATTTCTCTTTTCACACCGTTTACTGTAACATATCCACTGCTAATGGAACTGTTAGGGCAAAAGTCAAAGGGTATCAGCAAAACACCTGTACACTCTACTTTCTTTTTATCACTTGTATATACAGTTTTAACTCTATCCTGATAATTACAGTACAGAGGTGCTAAAAACAATGTATCAGAGGGATATATACTGTCTGATGGATAAATAAACCTACATTCATAAATAACTTTAGGTGCACCATCTTCTGTTAATCCCTCATCATACACCACAACCTCACAAGGTGTTTTGCAAAACTTTTTCAACACCAATCTGGGAAATTTCATATTATCACCTCATATTGTCGGATAACATAAACCTGTAGTTTTAAGCAGAGAATAAAGTTCTTGTGGAATAGCAACACCACTAACCACCATTAAATTCCAACAACTTCCGAAAGTCATTGATGTACCGTTAATTGAGTAGCTTTGCAGATAGGTAGTAATCAATTCTTGATTTTCTCTATAAAAAGCAGTAAGTCTGCTATGGACTTCATTGATAACCTTTTTCTGAAAGTAAGTCAATTTGTCAAAATTGATACGGTTAAATGTTAGAATGTCAATGTGGTTAGCAGTAGTTATCTCTGTGTTATCATTAGTAATACTTCTAATGTAATCTACATACATAGCCTATTCCTTTTTAGAACTTGACTTTAACTTTTTAAGTTCAGCTTTTAGCTTGGCATTTTCCTTTTCTACTGCACTAAACTTTTCAAGTGGTACTGTTTTACCGACACCATATTCTTTTAGTGTACCGTTATCCTCATACACATCATAGCCCTGTGCAAGATAAGTATTTGCTTCTGATTCTGTGTTTACTGTATAGGACTTATTGCCTTTAATAGCTTTCATCTTCTAATCACCTCACATTAAGCCTCTGCGTGAATGATAACACCACTTTTTAGAAGTTCATCAATACCAAATGTACCGTTTACTTTTCTGTTCTGATACATATAATTGTCAGCAGTTCTACTGTCTGTACCGGGAGTAAACATTTTGATATATGCATACTTAACTCTTGAAACCTGTGCCTCTGGGTCAATAAGGATATAGTCAATCTGTTTTGCAGTACTATCTGCCTTACAACCGTCTGTAAAGTCAAATAGTGACTTCATTCTTGCACTAGGCACTTCTACAATCTTGTTAATATCATCAAGAGAACGAACTCTACGGTCGATACCTGAAGATGAACTAACTTCAAGTGTACGCTGAATACCCTCTGCATTTTTTAGTAACTTCTTATAACTTGGTGTTGCATATAGAATAACTCTATCAAGTGGCACACCTGCCTCTGCAAAGGCCTCTAGGTTATCGTCAAAGTCAGAAAGTACATTTGCACTTGTCAGTGCAGTTGTCTTAATATTTGCATTTACTCTTTTAGCCTCTGTGTAAATCTTGCTATAAGTGTAACTGTCAAGTTCAGGAATAGCCTGTGTCTTTTCAAATCTATTCTGAATATTACTGACAGTAACTACAAGATTTGTTTCATCAACATCAAGTGGGTCAACAGTGAACTCAATATCTCTGTCATGATCCAGTGTCTTTGTTTCATAGCCATTTGAATATGTACCTGAGTTAAAGCTACCACCTCTTGTATGGTCCTTGTAACCACTTACAGATAGCTTTGGAATTTTAATGTCTTTACCATTGACAATCTGAATGTCTGAATTTGAATGATATAGGTCATCACAAGTTAGTTCTTGACCATATAATTCTCTTAAAACATTACTGAAAATTGTTGCGTATTCTAATACTGCCATAATTTAATTACCTCATTTCTTTTATTTTTTTGTTTTGATACCAAAGATACCTCTCAAAGTATCTTCATCAGGGTTGTTGTTGTTACCACCATCACCACCGATTTTCTGTACACCTGCACCGTCATTAGATTGTTTCTTTAGTGCCGGTACTTCGTCAAGCACCTTCTTGACAGCCTCTGAAAGTTTGTCATTATCAATCTTGCCGTCAGTAGTTGCACCGGAAAAATCAGCTAACTTTAGCACATATGGAACACTTGAAACATCCACACCTTGCTTAATAACTTCAAGAGTTGCTACTTGGTTCACCTCTGCAATAAGTCTTGCATTATTGGCTGAATCAAGGTCTCTTTGCATTTGGTTAAAGTCAGGTGTATTCTGCTTTTTCTGTTCCTTAAATGTAGCAATAGCCTGTTGCATTTCATCAGCAGAAAGACCCTGTTGCTTAAAGTAAGACTTTAGAACTGTGTCCTCTGTTGCACTTTGTTTGCCACTGATAATACTTGCCAACTTATCATAATCAATAGTTGGTGCATTACTGCTTGGTTCATTGCCACTTGGTGGGTTGGTGTTTTGATTATTGTTTTGGTTGTTGTTTTGATTATTTGGTTCTGCCATTTTAATCATCCTTTCAGTTTTGTGGGTGTCTCCCAAAATACAGTTATAGAGTGTCTCTCATTTACAGTTGTACAAGTGTCTCTCGTAGTTTAATGTCTTCGGACAATAAAAAAGCACTAACGGTTAAGTTAGTGCTAAATTACTTCTTTGTTTCTTCTTTTGGCTTAGGTTCTGCAAATTCAACAAAACCAAGTTTGTTTAGTTCTGTTGCTCTTTCATCAGAACATTCATAAACATCACCTACATTTCTTGTTAGTAGGTTATTCTCTAAATCATTAAAGGAATTAATAACCTTTACTTTCATATCATCACCACCTTTTAGGTATTAAAAAAGCACTAACAAGAGTTAGTGCCTAATAACAATATTAATTTTTGTAATTACATTTACCATTGTAAAATGCACCACACTCAGCTTTTACACATTTCATTGGCTGATGAATGGTTTGTACGATAGTATCTGTTTTTGTACATTGTTCAGGGTTATCATCATTATAACAATAACTTTCTTTCTGCACAGTGGTTTCCACTTTATCTCTATACGGACATATCAACATATCACCTAATTTCTTTTAAATAAAAATAGCACCTCACAAATCGTAAAGTGCTATAATATAGATTTCAGATATTCTTCATACTCCAAAGGAATACCAATATCATAATTTTTATAGTAGTGCAAAAAATCCAATGGGAAAACATATTTCCCATCCTTATATTTACCAGCTTGTATTCTTTCACCAGTAAACATATCATAAGTTGGTAAACTAGTAGCCCAAACATCTAAGTTTTCTATATGCTTAATAACTTTCTTTTTATCAATTTTATTATTTATCTTTGATAATTCATCAAAGCTATCTGTAAGAGTAGAATATGGCATATTATCCCAATAACCAAAAAATTTCATTCCATTTTTTTCTGTCATTTTATACGCCCCCTCTGATTAGGTTTATATGTTATCATTTTACCTGTTTCTTCTTCACCAACAGAAAAAGTTCCGTTACTTCTTATGTACAATACATCACTAGGAGCTTCAACACAAACTCCTAAAGCATTGGATAATTCTTCAGCAAAGCAATAATTACCATCTACTATTTTGCCTGTACTACATGATAATAAACGAATATTCTCTCCGTTATAATCTTTTCTACGCCTTATAACATCTGCTAATAATCTAGGTGAAGTGTTTGGTGCATCTGTACCAAAGCACATTGCAGTAGGAGTGCCATGCATCCCTACATCATAGTAACCATCCTTTGATTTTACTTTTTTGATAAACTGATTAAGTAAATCACCTTTAGGAAAACAAGAAAAACCTGACTTTAGTTTTTGGATATTTGAAGTATCAATATCTTTCAACTTATCTCTTGCATCAACATTTCTTAATTCAATTATACCACTTTCACTAGAATTTTCAACAGAATTTTCAATTATTTCATCAAGTTTTTCTTTATATTCTTCATTGCTTGTATGCCAATCATCAGCTCTATTCTGATACTTTATTTTATTATCTTCATCAAGGCTATGTTGGGCAAGTCTGTTGTATCGTTTTTCTTGTCTTTCTGCGTTTTGTTGCTTTGTTTCTAGGGTTTCTCTTTCTTCCATTTGGGTAAGTTCTTCACTGCTTACAGGTTCAAGAGAGGTAATACCCTCGTAATAGGTACTTGTACTGTCCTTACACCTTGGATGAAACAAACCACCTGCGATAGCCTCACTAAGCAAAGGATACTTACCGTCAGCTTTACTGCCACCGGAATATACATCATCAATAAATACTCTGCCAATGTACTGTGCACAATCAGGGCAACCACCCTGACGGGAATTTACCACTACAAGTGAGATACCCCATTCTTGCCTTTTCTGACCCTCACCGTAGAGATAAGCCCTTTTATTAGCAGTACGGATTGCCATATCTGCATAGTCGGAAAGTGTATGCCTAGCACCGTTACGATATTCCACACAATTAAGACCTGCTTGTAACATATCCTTAACTGCCATATCAACTGCTTTTTCATATGTACCTGCACCACTGTTTGCATAGACCTGAGCATTGAAAATAGCTTTTCTGTACTTATCGTTAGACATTCTGAGTATTGCAGTTTCTGCCTTTTTCATATCGCTCTTAGTTGCATTAATAAGTGTATCTAACTTTCTGTCATTGACTTTGAAAAATTCACCGGTAGCTGAAGGACTTACCTTACCGACATTAAAGCCTTTTTTAATAGCTTTTAATATTTCAGCCTCTTGCTTTGCATTGCCGTCAGCCATTGCAGTTTTCAGCATTTCCTCAATTTTCTTATTTAATGTGGAAAACTGCTTACCGTATTTCTTTTGGTTGGTTCTACGGTACTGCTCAAGGCTTTTAAGTTGTTCAGACTGCCACTGTGACCAGTTATAACCTTCCTTTTCTTCCTCTGCCCTATGATGTTTAAAATTTCTCATCATACTGTCAATGAGTTCATTTTCTATGGTTTCAAAGGCTTTAGAAATATCATAATCAGCCATTGTTTAGTACCGTATTTAGGTCATCAATTTCAGAAGTTTCATCAAGGGTGGTTATGCCTTGTTCTTCCTTAATTCTTTTGACTTCCTCAGCTTTCCAATCAGCACACTTACTATCTCCATAGAGCTTTTCAACAGAAGTTTCAACACTCATTATTGCACTTTGTCTTGCTTTACCTACAGTTTCTACTTGACTTTCAAAGCTAGGGTTAGCATACTCTCTAAAGTTAATTGCCACATCAAGGTCAGCCGGTACTAAGGCTTTATTTGTTAGTTCATAATAAGCATTAAGTACGGACTTAACAAGATTAGGTAATGATTTTTCAAGAAGTTTAACAAAGTTCTGCCTTGTATATAAAGTAGTCTTTTCTTTTTCTCTCTGTGCCTCTGCATTGTCCAATTTCTTATTATCAATACCAAGAGTACTTGGACTGATAACACCCTGTAGGCACAAATCTAAAGCAGTTACATAGGCTGATAGGTAACTTTCGTGTTGAATAGAAGGTGACTCTGTTACAATCTTATTGCCTACACCCTCTGTCATATCGTTACCTATAGCAATGTACCTGTTATCAAATGGGTTTGGTGCAATAGGCTCACCTGTTTCAGGATTTCTAGGTATGTAACAATCAGGCATATATGTTTTTGATCTGGCTGAACGAGAGGCATCCATCCACTGCGACCATATTTCATCTATACTGTCAAAGGCATCTTCCTTGTTACTGATAATACCCTTACCTCTACCCTCATAAAAGCCATTGCTATAAATTAAAGGTACTGCCCACATATATGATTTATCAAATGTGATGCCCTCACTATCTATCCAAGACAAGGCACTCACAGTATGAAGGTCAACCTCTCTTCCGTTGCTGTCATATAAAGCGTACTTGATATATCCATATCCATAGGTCTCTTCAAACTGATAGCACCTTGTCTTTTCTGTGTATTCTGTATAGAACTTAATTTCTCTGATTCTGCCACGAGCATAAGTGTATTTTACCTTTTCGGCACCATACCATTCAATGATAGGTAATTTAGAAATCTCATTATCAAATGAAATCTTAAATGCACCGTCACCTACTATTGCAAGGTCCTTAATTGCACTTTCAAGCACATCAGCAAAATTATTTTCTTTCTGTATTTCCTCCCATACTTCTTCATATTCGGTTGTATTATTATTGTGTATCTCAATACCGTTAAAATCGGTTTTTAGAATATTGGTAATAACATCAACGATTAAGGCAGGGATAGCAACATGGATTTTCTGTATTTCCTGACCTGCTGTAGGTCTAGCTTTCCAAAACATTGTTTTCTGAACATCAAGACTTCCATACAGTTCTTGAAGTTGCTTACTCTTGCCCCAATACCATATTCTGTTTTTAGCACAATCAGTTAGGTGGTTTACACCCTCACTGATTGTAATGGTAGTATCTGATGCAGAAGTAATCCTAAGAAAACTTCTTAATCCTTTTCTTACTGTATCAGCCATTCTATTAATCAGCCCCATTCTCTACTCACATCCTATCTTATCCTTATAGGGTAGCCACCCATACTGTGATGAGTTTATAAAGTGATCATTACCATCTTCAGGAGTATTGTCTTTATCCTCTAGCCAAGAATACAGTTCGTATTCCTGTATAGTGCTTGTACAATGTTCCAATATAAAATAATGCTCTTTAGCAAACCAGCCTAAGAGCATATTAATTCTATCTATTATTGTTGTTTTCTTGTATGCGTTATTAAATGTAAATACACAACCGTTCTTGCGTTTATATTTGTTCAATTCTGTTATAGTCGCTTGATCTGCATTATCAATAAATACATTTCTCGCAAGTCCCCACTCAGCTTGATTTCTCTTTAAAAATTCAATGTAGTTTATAGCCACATCAGAGGGTGCCAGTGGTGTTTTTAGTTTTGCATTATTATATTCCTTTTCGTCTAGCTGAATACAATTACCTCTATTAGTTATTCCAAAGAAAGTCATTGCTATTGTGTCAGGGGACTTTTGGGAATATGCAGTATCAAGCCCTGAAGTAAAGATAATAAAATGTTCCTTTTTTCTATCATCAGTAAGGAACTGCTTTGCCCATTCTTTTGATTTAATATGAACATTTCTATCAAAGTTACTGAACACAAGACCTGTAGCCCTGCCTCTAAGTCCTAAAATCTTATTCTTATAAAGCTTTGTGCCCTTTGGAACATTCAATTTAATTTGTTCTATTTTAGTTTTTGACAGTCCTAGGTTATGTTCAAAAGAAAAGAACCAATGGACCCAATTAGGCTTTGGTTCTTCTGTTAGCATATTTAATATTTCTTTCGGTGTATCTGACTTGTACTTTTCAAGTGGTCTGGAACAGTTAATATACTCCTTATACACCGGTAAATTAGGGTCATCAGGATTAAGAGTAGCCATAAAGTAGTCACAACGCATACTTGCTTCTCTCACAAAGTCTATATCTGCTGTATTGATTTCATCAATATACAAGCAACCATACTGACCACCCAGAGCCTTCTGCCACTTTTTCTTATCACCATAACCCATAACATACACAATCTTATTGCCTTTGTTTGTATGGAACAGAATGTGTGGTATCTTTTCATCCTTTGTACCGGTGCCGTTGTACTCTGTAAGAACACCAAAGTCATCAACAACACCAAGGTCCTTATTAATAATATTCTTTTCAGCAGTACCTGTATCTTTTGAGGCAATGATATGATATTTCTTATTACTCTGTGCAACCTTTAGAAAAAATTTAAAGATACCTACCGTTGTTTTACCTGCAGCAGTAGTACCTTCAAGAAACTCAACAGGTGCTTTACATTTGATGAAATCTTTATACTTTTGAGAAAGTAATAAATTACTCATCATCAACACTCATTTGCTTAATCAGGTCATCAAGTTTAGAAACTTCTGCACCAACATTTGCATCAACTTTTAGGGTATATTCACCAGTCATTTTATTAAGAGTATCAATAGCCCTGATTCTGTCTGATGTTTCTTCTAAATCGTTTCTTGCAATATCAGATAATGTTACCTGTCTGTCTTTTGCACACATTATTCTTTCATCTTTCAGTTTATCAGAAATTTCTTTGATGTACTGTACTATTGTAGTATTTTGTAGTAGTTTTGATGCATTAGTGTTTGCATATTTTTTTGAATATCCTGCTTTTATTGCACTTTCTGTGGCATTACCACTCTGTGCATAATATTCAGCAAATTTCTTTTGTCTTGCGTTTAGCTTATCATTCATGATAACACCACCTCTCTTTATTAAAATGCAAAAGAAAAAGGCTAAGCACTGCTTAACCTTTGGAAGTTTATTTAATTGACGAAACTTTTACCTTAAAATGCTTTTGTGTATAATCTGCTTTATACTTTTGATTATATTTTTCTTTAAGCTTAATTTCTAAAACTTGGTTTAAACAACTTAGTTTAAGTTCATTATATCTTTCTACACTTTCGTGTTGATTTTTATTTGTAATATCCCAAATATGAACAATTATAATAAGAATCACAAATATAATCATAAACCATAATACAGCATCAAAAGTCTTGTCTAATACCTCATTAATAGATTTAATTATATCTTTCAAATTATTATTATTTTTTGATAATGTGGCATTAGCACAATAACAAGTAATACCAACTGTCACTAATGACGAAATGGCAGCTACAATTACATCAATAATATTCTTTATATAAGTAACGAAACTATTGGTACTAACTTTTTTTAATCTTATGCAAAAAATTTCATTTTTTATTTCATCAACACTCATATTTCTATATATGTAATTGCACAATTTAAACTTCATACTTACATAAGTATCATTTTTATTTAATATAATCTTTCTATCTTCTTCAAATCTTTTTCTTATGTTATGACTTACCTTTTTCATTTCAATAATCACCTCATATTCTATTATACACTAATTAAATAAAAAATGTTGTAATTTGCAATAAATTGTCAGTATAAATAAAATATGATGGTTATATATGTGAATTTTCACTACAACAAAAACCACCTAAGTGATTAGGTGGGCAATGCTGAATTTTTTACAAGAGGAATAGTCAATGAAAAATCATTCTTGCAATCTTATCTATCTCTTTCGGTTTTCCATAATATCATTATA